ACCAAAAGAAGGGGACGATTATGATATTAGATTGAGAGATGACAGGGTTAATGAAACTTTCACTTTATTTTTCATTGGAAAGAACAACAAAAGAATAAGATATAAAAATAATAGATTTGTTTATTCTTATTGGGATTTGGTCTGGAAAACAAACAAAGATATTTATGTGTGGGATTTGATAAAAAGTAAAAAAGGCATAGATGAACTCATATCTAATGATATTGCTTGGAACCCAAAACAAGGACTTCAATCACCAACCGAAGGAATTGAAAAAATATTAAATGGATTGTAATTTTAAGAAAAATTATTTTTCTTCGCTTTCGTCTTTAACATCAACAACTCTATCGAACTCTTTTCCATCTGATGTTTCTTGTTCGTCTTCTAGGATAGTTTTATGTTTTGGTTTTTGATCAATGTTTTCTGTTACAAATTACTCAAAATTTTTCATAATCTTGATTTTTCTTGTATATATTAAAAACAAATGCCTGTTTTTCAATTATAATTATCGAATAAAATAATATAAAGTTATGAAAAGAAAAGATAGAGACGAAAGAATTTATTGCA